AGGTTGATGCGCCAGAGAGCGCAGCGTTTCCGGCTGGGATAATGTTCTTTTCCAATACGTCAGCATTTGTGATGGCGGCGGTAAATACATAGGGGCCAATTAAATCATCTGTGACTGTGTGAGTGCCGTTAAAAGGCGCTCCGACACTTGTAATGACAACCGATTGACCTTCGGTGAATTCGTGAATTGTCGCGGTGTGGAAATAAGCAACGTTATTTTCTAAATAAACTTTATCCACTTTGCTTTGGAAAGTGACAAGCATTGGAAGGATAACGTTTTCGGAAGCATCGCAAATATCGTCAAGATAAGCATCTGAATAAAGAGATGACGAGACGCCAAGAATCGTCCTGAGCTGTGAGGCTGTAACAATTGTTGGCATCTCGCCGTCCTTTCGATCTAGAGGGTGACAGGCCAGCTCGGGAGCGGACTGGCCGTCACTTTTAGGGTTCTAACTATGCAACCATCCACTTGTAAGCGCCAGCTGCAACCTTTGTTGCAAGTGCGCCGTAGCCGTAGTAAGCGACCTCAATTTGGCCGTTTAGTGCGACGTTTGTTTGTAGACGGAAACGTGAGGACTCATACCAAGTGTAGGAGTCTGGGTTGATGATGATGATTGAGTTATCACCAGTTGGAGCTGCGGTTGCGAGGTTACGAGCAACGCGGAGGTTTAGTCCGAGAACGTTGCCGCGAACTGCGCCACCGGAGAGATTGCCACCTTGATTTGATGGGCCGATTAGGTTCTGATAAATCGGACGACCAGCATCAGCGAGATTCATAATGTTGCCCCATTGTTCTGGAGAAACGAGAATGTTTGTCGCGGTTCCGAGAGTTCCCTTATAAACGGAAACTGAAGCATCGGAAACAAAGTCAAGGAAGCCAGCAGCATCAAGAGTGCGGTTTCCGCCGTCAGTTCCGCCAGCAACAAGGCCAGCGATTACTGCAACGTCAGTCGCCTTTGCGTATGCGTATTCCATCTGACGAACGAGTTCATCGAAGAACGCTGGTGAAGAACGATCAAGAAGTTCAACAGAGAAGGTTTGTCCTCCGGCATACTTCTTTACGGATACTGAAAGGAATTCGTTTGTCATTCCTGTTTCATCAATTGCAGCTGCTTCAGCTTCTTCGCCGACTGTTGGAACTGCGGTGAGCTTAGGAATCTCGAAAGACATTCCTGCATCTGGTAGAACGCCGCTTGATACTGAATCAACAGCTGGACGATCTGCGTTTGATAGTGGGTTGATGATCTCAGTCAATTGACGTGTTGGAATGAGACCTGCGTTGTTGCTTGTGGTGTCGTCGGCAGCCATAACGTACTGACGAGCAACATCATCACCGAGTTTAGCGCGAACGCTGTTCTCGAGGTATTTCGCCTTTGTGAACTCAAGGCGAGGAGCGGTGTAAAACGCTGGGCGTGGCGCAGCGGCTTCCACCTTAGCAGCTTCTACCGTTTCTTCGGCAGGAGCTGGAACGGTAGTGTCTGACACTTGTTCTCCTTTGGTTGGGTTGTCTGCTTCAGCGGTTGCCGGAGCAGAATCTTGTTTAGGTGCTTCGTTCTCCGAAGCTGCGACTTCGCTAACGCGAGCGCTGTCAATTGCTGGATCAGTTACAAGGGAAACTTCATCAAGGGTTGCTGAGGTAATTTGCATAACGCCCTTAAGGTTTGTCCATTCGTTGATTTGTGCGCCGACGCTGAATCCATCGCGTAGGCCTTCGGTTGCCTCAACTAGCGCATCTTCGCCAGCCATTGTGGAATCAGCTGCGAAAACGGTCGGGCCAACTGAAGTGTTGCCCTGTTCGTTCCAAGTGACAATTGTTCCGCTAATAGTGCGCTTTACGGTATCGGCCGCAGTTACGACCATTGGCATATTAATTTTCATTGGGGATTAAGTCCTCCTCGCGTTGAATTTGCTCAACGCTCATCGCGCCGATGCGGTTCAAGATTTCATACACTTGAGCGCGTTCCAAAGCGTTGCCGCGTAAGAAGTCGTCAAGTGAGAATCTCACCATCACAGGATTTGGCACAAAGTCTGGAAGCGATAGACGCTCCTCGATTGCTTTGAGAATCGGGCGAAGTGAGAAATCAACTAGTGAGCGCCGCTCGGACACAGCGTTTGAGTAAGTCATCGAAGTCGTTTCGGCGCTCAAGAAGTAGGCTGTGAGCGAGATTGACGAGCAGTCCGCCAAGCGCTGAGAAGCGATGAAACTCTTTCGGCAGTTAAATTTGTACCGTTGCTTTTGAGAATCATTGAAGGGTTAGGTTCTTTGGCGTAATTAACCGCTGCGTTCTCAAGATATACAGCTGCGCTAATTGTTTTGCCAGCGCGGTGTAATAATCCTTCGTCTGGGCCATCAAAGCGAATGAGTGAGCCAACTCCAGAATTAGGAACGGCCATTCCATCAACTTTGTACGACTCGATTACTGTATTGCGAAAATCTGTATCAACTGTGACGCGCTCTGGGCTAACGCGAGTCCAAGCTCTTACTCGACCGCCATCGGTTGTGGAATACATTTCCAAAACTTGTCCATAGCCGACGCCATATAGCCAAATATCTTCAGCGAGCCAGTTATAAATCACAAAGCCAGCAACGCGAGGATCAGGTTGATTGATGACGCGGTGAGGATCAACGTATTGTCCTGTGATGCGATTGAAAGTGGTAAGTGGGAGTGATCCGATTGTTCCACATATAATATTTCTGGCGCGTGCAACGCTTGGGACGGACATAGCCAATTGGCGCGTTGAATTTGTAGCACCGCCAAGAATGTTATAAACCGAATCGGTAATTTGCACCGGAGTTAGTGCGGCGGTTACGTCGCTGACCTTCTGCGGCGTTTGCGCGGTTACTTGTGGAAAGAAGAAATCTCTAATAGCACCCATTGAGCCTTTATTGTAAAGGGTTTGTGTTACAAGATGACTATATCGGCGCCATCATTTGATTGAGTGGCGTAATGAGTAGCGAGATTGCGCCCAGTAACTCATCACAGCTTTGGGCGTAGTCGAGACCATCTATCGGCTCAGTCCGTATCCCTGCCGGTACTAATCGCGCAGCAACGGCCGAAGCGGTTCTCGCAGAATAGGCAACGAGCTGGACGGGATACTTTCGCACCCAATCCGCCAAGTCATTAGCCAGAGACTTATCATCGAGGTTAGACGGATTGTGCCAAGTTTGAAGCAGGATTACTTGGAACTTATCGCCTTCTAACTTTTGGCTTGCTACTAGTGCCGCTTGTTTTCTATCCGGACTGAGATCGATAGCCAACCAAGTATCAGATTCAGGGTTGAGCCGAAGCCCCTCAACTTTACAGCTCTCCCCTCAACTTTACAGCTCTCCCATTGTGACGGACTGATAACGGGGTTGATTGTATCGACCCATTGAGTTAAGACTTCTGTGCGCACAATTGACTCAGGATCATTTAAAACTGCTCGAATGTTGTCCGGATGAATTGTGTAGCCGAGAGAAGGATTGGCTTGTGAGACGCCAAGCCAGAAATCAGATGAATTATCAAATTTTAAATCATTAGGCGCAGAGTATTCGAACCATCCAATATCGTCAGAGCCGCCGTGTATTGCGGCGTATGCTCGCTCGCGTAATTTATTTAGGACTATCGAATGTTGATCTCCGGCAGAGGTGTAAATGAAAGTCTGAGGATTAGAACTAGCCATTTGGGTATAACGTAGAGCAGACCAGACATCCTCATCTTTATAGTCTCTTACCTCGTCAAGGTGAATACATTCGGGCGCAGCTATTCCTCGACCGGCCGAGTTATTAGCTCGGACTATGTATCGACGGCCTTCGGTAAACTGTAATTCTTGAAATCCTTTGCTTTCCAGCTTCTTAGTAAACTCGGCAGCTAGTCGGGGAGTCTGCTCAATAATCGCGTAAATCTTATAGAACAGTTCTGCCGAGGTTGTTAGCTTGTGCGCTGTATGAACTTGTAACTTTTCTTTAAGAACGTAAATTCTAAATAAAATGTTTAAAGCCATAAAGGTAGATTTTCCGTTTTGGCGTCCAACCAACAGGCAGACTATTGGATGAGCCCATCGGCCGTCTGGCTTGTATTTAAGCGAGTGATGGGCAAGCCATTGTTGCCAAGGAAGCAACTCGAAGCCAATTTCTTCGCAAAACTTAATCATTTGCTCTCCGTGAGAAGGTAAATCGCTAAGTTTTGTGTGAATTCGAGGGTTTGGCACACCTCGGTAAGCCGATTCGTCCCTAACTCGGGCGATTTCATTTGATTGAGTCATATAAATCCATTTTAGTCCGAATAATGCTTGGCCGAGCCATTTTCAGGGAAAATCTTCCCAATGGGGGTCGTGGGTGTTCTGTTACGCTCAAAAAAGGTAGGGGTCATACGATCGCGCTTACCGCTGTTGCATTTAACGCAGGCAGCGACCATATTTGTAGCCTCATCAGTCCCACCTTATTGGTATCAGATGATCCACAGTATTGGCTTCTTGGCCGCAGTAATGGCAGGTGAAGTAGTCCCTTTGTAATACCTCAGAGCGCACTCTTTGATAGTAAGCGCTGTTATATCGCTTGTGTGTCAATGCCAGCCCTTAGTCTCGAAGTGATGCAAGGCTTTACAACTGTCATCGTATCTATGACGTATGTATTTGATAGAAGCTTTAATCTGAGCCTGTGGGCTTAAGTCCCTATACCAAGTAGAACGCATCTGGCCCAGCCCATAATGAGAGCCATTTCGTGCCTTTGGATTCCATCTGGACTCATTATGAATGAGCCAGTTAAAGCATTGAAACTCTCGCCAAGTAAGAAGGTTATAAGCATAAAGCTTTAGATTCATATCTGCTTTTGATGAATCAATTGGAATTAGCAGCAATAGTGCCGATAGCATCAGCGAAAGGCAAAGGCCGCCCCTAGACACTACGGCGACGGGCTGCCTTCGGGCCCCGCCTTCGAGGGAGTGTAACATCTTTGTCAAGTAGGCTGACATAAGTGCAGGTAGAAGCCTTTTACAACTCACTAATCCCCCTATTGATTATTTTAATGTCGTTCCAACCTTCCATCTTTATCATCATTAAAGCGCGTTGAAAACGTCTAAAATGGTCTTTGACAATTGTAGTGGGTGCAGGATGGGCTCTGATAGTTTGAGCGAGTACCAATTGATCTAATGACGTGTTAAAGGCTATCAACCTATTATCTACCCTATTAACCCTCGATATATTGAGCCAATAGGCCCTATGGGCCGTTATGGTGTTTGTGGCATCAACGATGATGGATTGGCCGGATTTAACCGCTTGAGCCCCTTTGAGGCGCATTTGATTCATATAGGCCCCAACGTCTAATTCATCGCGGTAAATGCG